TCGCCTCAAAGGCATCGCCGAATTTGCTGCTGAAATTATCAATAACGCTGGCGGTAAGTTCATCAAACGAGCCAAGGGACTTTTCAGCGGCCAGAAGGTACTTTTCCCAGAACGTGCCATTGATCGCCAGAAGGTCTTCGTTGTTTTTCTCCTCCAGCTTGCGCAACAGATCGGCCTGGGCCTGGCCAGTGATCAGCGTGTTGTCTAGGATTATCTGCCGGCGGCGTGCGTAGGACTGCTTAATGCTTTCCTCTTCGGTCATCAGCGAATCGAGAATGCTGACGGCTTCGGTGTTGGTTTTCTCCTGGGCGTCGTTCATCGCATCGATGGCTTCTTTTTGCGCCTCGAATGCGGCCACAGTATCCAGTGCGGCTTTGCCCATCATCAACTGAGATTCGGTCGCGCCGTCCAGCTTGAGCTTGAGCAGGGTCACGGCATCGGCGGACATGCCGAGCGTTGCGGCCTGGAATTGCAGCGCCTTGATTTGATCGGCGATTGCCTTGGCGGTACGGTCTGCCGCTTTCTTCTTCGCATCCTCAGCATCGACAAACGCAGCGCCGCCTTCTTTCGCGGCCTTGCGGGCGGCGACTGCGGCAGCGGCAGCGGCCTCGCCAGCCTTCTGGGCGCGCAGGTAGAACCGCTCGAATCGTGTCCCGGCCAGCGGGCCTTCTAGAGCATCGTCAATAGCGTCAGCGGCTTGCTGGGCGATTGAATAATGCGTCACGGCCTGGTACTGTTTTGCCTGCGCGGCGAATCCAGACCCACCGAGGAAGTCCGGCAGATTAGAGAGCGCGTCGGCAACCATGAACGATAGATTGTTTATATCAGCAACAGCAGTTGCATATGTTCCGACTATAGAACTAGCCACTACACTAAATGCTATGGCTATCCTGTCGGCTAGGTCGATTATGACCGCCAGCGAACTGACAACACTTCTTGCTGACTCGCGCACAACTGGGCCGAGTCCTCCGGCATTCTCTGCCATGCGCAAAAACTCATCGCCGAGGTGTTTTAGGACTGGCGCCAACTCAACTGTTATCTGTTTTGCAATACCGTCGCTCAGCATTCCAAAAGTCGAAAGTGCGTCATTGGCCATCTCGACCTTCGCGGCGTCAACGTCCGAGAGGTTGAGTCCGAAAATTTTGACCTGACGGGCCGCCTCCGCAATCCCCTCAGGGTCAAGCTGGAATATCGCGCGCGCGTTTCGCGCTCCGTATATGTCGGCGGCTACAGCGGCTCGCTCGGATGCCCTGACGTTGTCGCGCAGGGCTTGGTTGATTTTCGATATGCGTTCATCGAGCGGGATCTCGAATAGGGCCTGAGCGCTCAGGCCGAGCCTGTCGAAAGCCTCTATCTGAGCCTTGGACCCCGTCAGCGCCTTGCCGATGGCGAGGTTGAGCTTGCTGCCAGCCGCCTCGACGTTTGCGAGACTGATGCCGCCACGTTCAGCCGCACGGCTCAGGTTGGCGATGCTGGTAGATGTGGTGTCGAGAATCTGCGCCGTCTTCGCTTGCTGGTCGATCAACTGCCGCTGCTTGTTGACGATCAAGGCGAACGCTGTAACAGCTCCGACCGCAAGGGCGCCGAAAGCAATGCCCATGCGCTTGGCATTCTTGACGATGCTGTCAGAGGTTTTTTTCGAGTGGCGGCCTGCCTTATCGAGTGGGCCGGTGAACCCACCGATCTTGGCGACGAGGTCCAACGTCAAGACGCCGAGTGATTTTCCGGCCATCAGGTCCAAGTCTCCATAGCTTCCTCCAGGGTCGGGGCCGGCTCGTCTTCGTGCGCCATGAAATCGTAAATTTTGTAGCCGCCCTGCTTGGACTTCGAGTTGGCGTACAGCGTGGCCAGTAGTGCAGATCCGCGCTCGACGCGCATACCGAGATTCAGCGATCCGCGCAATTGCCGGTACTTAACCCAAGTCAGGAACTCGCTGTAGGTAAGTCGCTGCTTGGCTTCTGCGATTGTTCGCCCGCCGATTCCATTGGAGACGAGCTCACACCAGACCTCGTCTTCTTGCGTGAGCTCTTCGTCTTTCCCAGCCCATTGACCTGCGAGATAACGGCGAGCAGGGCCATGGTCAGATCACCATCGAGCGGGCCGCGGTCTGGGTCGGCTTCGCCGGTAATGTCGCCAGGCGAAAACACGGCCTTGCCCTCGGCGTCACAGATGCAAGCGGCGATTCGGCCGGCGACCGGGTCGGTCTTCGAATGCGCCGACGTCAGATCGCTCACAGTGCTGATGTAGGACAGCGGGCGGACGAACACAGTGGCGGTAAATTCTTCCTCGCCCTTGTGCCAGGTGATTTCCTTTTCGACCGGGGCGCCGGTAAAGGCGCCCATCACTTTTAGGCTGTCAATGCTCAGTTGCATGGGTTACACCTTTTTGATCCAGGCGGAACCGCCAGAGCGCTGAATGCTCACGGTCGAGGTGACCACGGTGTTCTGAGCGAAATCAAACGGGAAGTCCGCGACATAGCCCTGGAACGTGAACCAGGTACGGGTAGTCGGGAGAACGAAATCGCCAGAGGTATCGACGGTCGGCGCGGCAGTGCCGTCAGACCAGCCAACAGCCCACTTGATCGTATCCACGGTGTCATCTTCAGACAGTTCGTGCAGGCGGATGTGACTGGCAAAGGCGGGATCTGCATTGATGCCCATGGTCGCTTGGCCAGGAGTACGCAGGCCGCGGCGGTAGGCGCGCTCGAAGTCTTCGAGGCAGGTTACTTCGATCTGGTCAGCAGGGGCGCCGCCAGGGGTGAACGTAGTGGCACATTCGACAGTGACCAACGAATCGTCGGCAGGGTCGATGAAATAAATCTGCGTGCCCTGAGCGAGAATTGCCATTGTGCATCTCCGTCATCTGGGAATGTGTCGCCATCTCGGCGAGAAATGCGTGCTTTAGGGGCGCTTCACAGCGGGCCTTGGCACGACTTTACGGGCTGAGTATAACAGCCATTTAGCGGGGCACAAACCACGTAACGTCAAAGCTCGACCGATAGTGCGCAGTGTCCGGGTCTTTCGACTCGCCGCGCCATGCGACGATGTGCGCCTTTGTTTCGATGGCGTCACGGATGGCCTTGGCCACGTTGCGCGCAGCGGTCGCGGTTGTGGCGTAAACGTCAAGCTGGATTGTGTAGGAATCGATATCCGGAACGCGGTCGATGTAGTTCTCTGGGAATCCTGTCACCACCTGCCACACTGCATATGGTAAGGCGACAGTCTGCGGAGCAAGGCCGAACTCACTCAGCCGCATGTTCGGCGGCGTCCCGATCAATGCCTTTACGGCGGTTGATGCTGCGCATGCTGAAAAAATTGGGACTGACATCAAACCCCCTGGGCTGCTTTCTTCTTGGCGCGTTTGATCGCGGAATCGATAGCCTTGTGGTACGCGTTAATGAATGCGCTTGTCGCGGCGCCGATGTTGTTGGCCAGTGCGCTGCGCATGAACGGCTGGGCTGCCATCTTGGACGTGCCGAACTCGAGCAGGCGCCAGTGCGGAGTCGGCCCATTCACGCCCGGGTCGGGGTTGCCCTTCGTGCGGATCACCGCGCCATGTTGCACACCGACGCGAAATCCGAGGTCGCCAGTGCGCTTGAATAGCCGCCCGTTCCATCGTAGCCCGATGTTGGCCGCGATGCTGCGCGATCAGCTTCGCGGCCTTTCGCAGAGCAGACCTGCCTCCCTTGCGCTTAACGTCCTGCGTTACGGAGTCGAGCTTGCCCAAGAGGCTTTCCATCCCCTCGATTTTGAACTCTACGGAATCAGCCACAGGGCACGACCTCGACCTTGCCGCGAAGCTTGCGAGTGTATACCTCGTCGGTGCCGCGCTTGATGCGTATGGGTTGCGGACAAAACACCGCCACGCCATTTTTCGTGTCGGCCCACGCAACACCTTCAATCTTGTTACCGTTCACGAACACGTCGCGCCGGCCGCGGCCATCGTCAGGCCGGTGGATGTGGTCTTGATTCATTAATGCCTCCAGCTGGCTACCGGCAATGCCTGAGATTCAGATTGGCGCACCAGGGACGTGGGTTTCCGTGGAAGTATACAACCCGAGTCCCTGGAGGTACGTGTTTTTTGCAATGCGCCTTGTACGACCGGAACTCATCACCGAAGGCTGCTGGCTTAAATCCAAGGTTATCCCGAATGAATCCCTGATCACCCCAGTTTGCTCGCGTCCGGTAGTTGGCCATGTGTCGGTCCGGGGCTTTGGTAAAGTGGTCATAGATATGGGTCGGCGTGTCCAGCCATCCCATTACGCCGCTGCCAAAATCACCTGGCCGGTAAACGTTGGGCAGCATTGTGAATCCATCAATATTGATATCCTCGATTGCCCCGATAACAACCGTGTCGATATCGAGGTACAGAGTCGGGCCGGCGATCACGCCAGGCCGGAACAACTCTATCTTGCTCCACCAGCCAGGCCACCCATGAATGAGTGGCACAGTGGTTATCGACGGATGATCAATTTCGCAATCCGTCAGGCATATCACGCGCGCCCTTGGGTTGTGATCGAGCAGATGATGCACCATGAGATACAGGTGCTCGGGCCGGTACTCCGGCCCGCTCTTTAAAACGCACGCGATTTGCATACGAACACATGATGCTTGGGGGCTGCCTCGGCGTGATCGACTATCCACTTTTCGGACAGCATGTCACGCCACCATTTGATCGGCTTTACGGTCAGGTGAAGGTGCTCGCCTATCTTGTCGCCCTCATGGCAGACGAAGTTTGCGATCTGGAAATATACGGTCCCGGTATGGTCGGCGATGCTGGACAGTGTTTGTGCTACGCGCTCGGTCGGGATGTGCTCGAGCACATCAGCGCAGAAACCGTACTGGAACTGGCCAAGGTCTTCCGGCAGATGCCATAAGCTGGCGGTGACGAAAGGCCCGGTGAATTCGGTGCAGGCGTTGTCGGCGATATCCACGCCGGTCACATCAAATCCCATTCGCTGCAGTTCGGCGGCTACGCGGCCGGTACCACAACCCAGGTCGACGATGCTGGACGCTGGTACTGGCGACAGTTTTTTCAGCGCGTCAGGTAGAAACCGCAACCCTGGCGAGCGCTCGCGGTAGCTGTCGAAGGCCCACATTGTGCGGTACTTCTCGCGCTCGGCATGCTCTAATTGGTCAGCCATTGCATCCCCTCATTGATCGTCATTTTTGGAACCCGACTATTCATGGCGCCACAGCTCACCATCTCAATTTGAGGCATGGCGGACTCGAACAACAGCGGCAAGTGGCTTAGGTCGCGGCACCTGCCGCCCTCGATGCGCTCATCACCGCTGGCGTCCACGCCAACCAGTGCCGCGCGCTCGGCGCCCAAGTGATAGGCGAGGCCCAATGCCCCCCATGCGCTGTTGCCGGTGTGTATCTTGCCAGGCGTAGTGCTTAGCGTCCTGACGGCGCTCCACCTCCACAGCCACCATTCAGGCGTCCCAGTGGACGGCTCTTTACCTCGCCCAGCAACACGCTCGAATCGTCGCACCCACAACGGTGCCGGCTCATTCAGGGCGGCGCAGTAAGTCACACCAGCCCGCGGGTGATTCATTCGGTCTATGTTGATAGCTGATGGATCGAGCGTAAACCAGTAGTCGGCCCGCGGCAGCCAGTCGATGGCGCCATTGACGGCTATCACCACAACACCATTAGGCGGGACAAATCCATTGGCTGACGGCCCAGACGCGACTATCACGGCGCGCATTTACTGTCCGTCCGTCAAACCGTCGATGCAGCGAAGGCGCCACTCTTTGCGCCCGGTTACGTCAGTCTCAATGCTCTGGATGTTGTAGACGCGGCCATCCCACAAGATGCGCCAGGTTGGCAGCAGTCCGGGGAACCATCGCAGGTTGATGCGCGCGGATGTCTCGGCCTGAGTAGTTCCGGATTCGCGGAACTCTCGCCCGGGGCCGGTCAGCACTTCGGCCGGCACTTCGTCCAGCTCGGCATCGGAGTCGAGGAAAACATTCTGCCAGCTGTGCGTTTCTTCGCCGGTGACAGGATCTTGAGCCGTGACTTGCTCTTGGATGGCGACTCGATGTCGCAGGCGCTGGGTCAGCATTAGATGCCCATCTGTGTGCGGTACGGT